GATGATGGTGTCCCACATACGTACTTGATAGAACACATCATTATAATTAACCTTTGCTTCATATGCCATAGTAAGAGCAAGCTCAATAAGCTTCATCTTACCTTCAAGACGATCAACAAGTTCAACGTCAATTATATTATACTCAATAAACTTCTGCCAACCCTTTGTGTAGAAATCCTTAAACGTATCAAACTCACTATGGTCTAACTTCTGCTGACCTAGTTCAACTTTAGCAATATAATCCAAACGATAAGACTCTTGTGCCTTGTAAGTAAACTTCTTATAAAGATCAAGATAATCTAACTGACATACTCCACCAACATCAAAAGTTATATGTTTACGTCCTTTAATAAACGTTTCTCCCTCCGACACAAGTCCCCATGGAGAAAGACGTTTCATCAACTTCTCACCTAATACCCGATTAATTCTACGGGCAATATATGGAATATCATATAGTTGAATATTCCATCCCGTGATCACATCTGGAACATCCTCCATCCAATAATTGATGAATGATGATAGAAGTTGATGCTCTGTTGGACAGTGGTGATATGTTACATCCTTCCTATCATTCCTAAAGGGTTTACTACCCCAAGTAATGATCTGCTTAGTTGTATAGTCTTGTATTGATATTGCCAAAATCTCTTCTGAGCACGATTCAACATCAGGGAAACCTTGCTCAGACGCAACTTCAATATCCAAAGTAACAAGCTTAATTTTAGATATGTCAAACTTGATTTCATCCTCAGGATATTTCTCCGATATGTATTGGTAAATATACCGATCATTCCCATATATCTCAAATCCTTCAACATCCTCATATTTCTTATAGAAGTCACGACAATCTCGTACTGTTCCTGGATTAATTGGTTCAACTGATTCTCCACCCAACGTTTTATATTTAGCTTTTCCTTTAGATTTGACAAATAATGTGGGGAAAAATTCATCCCTATGCTCATATCTCTTCCCATTCTCAACCCCCCTAACCAGAAACTGATTACCGATCAATTGAACATTAGTGTAGAATTTCATGAAGAACGACGTAGATTAAAGGAAATTGTATGTCTAGGAGTCTTTATTTTATGAGGAGTAACTCCATGTAACATATAAGAAGGAAACATTATAAGATCTCCCTCTTTAGGGGTAAGAAAATACCTATCTTTACTTAAAATAGATCCATCCAATACATAAGAAAAAGTTTTAGATAATTGATGATCATTATGAAAATAAAACTGACCTGAATTAGGAATATGATCTTCTAAAAAAAGAACAGCTGACAAATGAGAAGTATTATGATAATGAGAGATATGATCATGTATTTCTTGAAAATATCCCTTATAATAAGTATTCTTCCATATAGTTTTCATCTCAAAACCTAAATGGTTTAAAGATAAATTCTTCAAAGCTAATTCAATAGAAGGAGCAAGAAGCTTATCCAAAGGATCAAAATCTAATCTCTCTACTTTTATTTGTGCTTCTCCACCCCACTCAAGTTCTTGATCATCAAATAACTTTGGGTTAATACAAGCTTTAAAAACTTCTTCCTTATTAACAACTTTAACTAAAGTATAAAAATTGGTAACAAAAACAGCCTGTAGCATTACTTGACAAGATCAATATATTTTTCAAGTAATGTTGGAGAAGGATCTACTAAAGTAAGTATTTTATCAGAGCTAATCATAAAGATATCATCTTTAGTTACTTTTAATAACCAAGGTTCTAAAGTCTCGTCTCCTTTAATAATAAAAGGATTAATTAACTTACAATCCGGTGCTCCAATATCAATAGCAGCAACCTCTACTACCTCACTAATCAGATGTTGATTGTTCGTCAGTGCTAGTATCTTTATTGTTTTTTCCATAATTTACTACATCCTCAATGTACATTTCCTTTAATTTGACAGTTGGCTCTACCATAGTAATTAGCCAATCTGCAGACACAGGAATTTTAGTTTCTGGAGTTAAAGGCAGCCATGGAAAAAGAGAAACTTCAAATCCTGCTTTCTGAGTGTTTCCCTCACTCTCCATCGATTGAGGATTTCTCATTTTAATAATACAAGGTTTCTCAAAGAAATACCCTACTACTCTACTCTGCTCCTCTTCACCAACACGCATTTCAGTAAGGTCGGTAATGATATCCTCACCCGACTTCAATAATACCAATTTAATTGTCATAAGTTAAATCCAACGTGTAACTGTTAATTCAATGGAGTTGTCATCCATTTCCCATTCTTCTTGAACTTCGAATCCTTGTTCTTTAATGGTAGAATGTATTGTCATTCTAGCATACTGTTGGGTAAGTTTGTCAATAAACCTATTTACAGGAACATCCAGATCCCAAGTATCCAGTTCAGCAACTAACTCATAAGTTTCTAAATTCTTATTCCATCTAAATCCAATATCATTTCTAATTGCAACCTCTGCATGAAATTCTGCATGGTCTGTTGCATGAGATGGATTATTAATAACCAACTGTTGATTCTCTTGAACATCATGTCCCATAAGTTCTAATGCTTCAATCAATTGAGGACGTTCTTTAATTTTAGTTTTAATACAAGTAAAATGTGACATTATGGTCCTGGGAAATGCTGCTCTTGAGAAGAAACTGAAACATGATCATGTTCAACGACACTCCTATACATATCGGCAGTTGGTTCTTTATATAAAACCACTCCAAGTTTTTCTTCGATACGTTCAGTAAGTTTTTCACAATTAGGTCCAGTTACACCCATAACCGTTTCGGTTACCGTACCATCTTGCCTAATAGTAAATTTAATAGTTTCTTGTTGTGCCATTTGTTACATGATATTTACAATTTATTTAGTCACCTCTCCAATAGTCCAACATTCATGGTAAGGAGTAATAGTCTTTTTAGCATCATTTTCTGCCCACTCAGGAACTATTACACAGAACCCTATTCCTAGATTAAATACCTTCTTCATTTCATCTTCTAAAATCTCACCAGCACACATTATCTTAGTAAAGATTTCTGGCATTGGCCAAGAGTTATAGTCAATCCTTGGTTTAAGACCTTCTGGAAAACACCTAGGAAGATTTTCAGGGATCCCTCCACCAGTTATATGAGCCATACCAAAGATACACCCCATCTCCTCCAGAAGATGTTTTACAACAGGAGCATAGATGGTAGTTGGTGTAAGTAACTCAGGCATCTCTTTATAAAAGATCTTATGCCTCCATAACATATCATTAATTAAACTATATCCATTACTATGAAGACCACTACTTTCTATACCAATAATCTTATCACCCTCTTTAATACCCACACCAGTAATCATTTCATAATCTTCTACTATCCCAGTACAAAATCCAGCAAGGTCAATATCACTAGCAAACCTACCATGTTCAGCAGTTTCTCCACCTAAGAGTTCTACTTCTGCTATCTCACATCCTTTAATAATACCTTCCATTATCTGATCTAATCTATCATCTATCTTCTTAGTAGAAATATAATCTAAGAAGTATAATGGTTTAGCACCACAACATATTACATCATTGACACACATTGCAACTAGATCTATACCAATAGTTGTATAGTCATTAGCAATCCGTGCAATATTAATCTTTGTTCCTACTCCATCTGTACCAGAAACTAATACAGGTTCATCATAATCCTCATAATCAGGAATACGAAAAGCACCATTAAAACCACCAATAGAAGGTACTTTCTTTTTAATCTTTTCTACAAAAGCATTTCCTGCTTCTATATCTACACCGGAACTTTTATAATCCATCAATTAAAATAATCCCTCCATCCTTGAATACTACCTCTTCCCCAATGACCATATATTCTTTGATCACCCCAAGACATAGGAGCATTTAAAATATCCTTAAACTCATAATCAGGATTAAAAGGAAGAGACTTTGCATATTCCCAAAAAGGAGAATCAAACTTAGATCCAAATTGATAATGATAGAGAACAAAAGTTTCTATCTGTTTCATTTTCTTCTGGATTAATTGATTACATTCATCCTTTGGTTTTCCCTCAACAATATGTTCCCAAGAATGTCTAGCAATATCAATATAAAAACCTAAAGATGTTGCTTCTAAAGGTTCTACAAATCCTGCTCTATTACCATTTAAAATAGTCCTTTCACCTATAAAGATATCTCTTGCCATATAATTTTGAAAATCAAATGCAGAATCTACTTTAGGTACATTAAACCTTTCTAAGAAATCTTTTTGAGCATCTTTTTTAGATGTTATCTTGTTATTATACAAATACCCATAGGCAGTACCATCAATGGTAGGAATAACAAAAGTCCATCCATTAGGAGTAGCAACACTTTTAGTAAAATGTAAACCAGGATCTCTCCCGTTTTTATCGGTATATAGTAATACAGAATTTATAGGGTTTGTAAGTGGCTTATAATGATCTTTATCCCTACCATGCCTACCCCTACAATCAAAAATATAATCAGCATCTATTTCCTTTTCAGGATTGTTTATTCTCTTCTCTTTGACCTTAAATTTACCAGACTCTAAAAGCATATTTGACAATTTCTGTGGGACAAAATGCATCGCATGTCCCGTCAAATAAAAATCATGCATAAAGAAATCATCTTTTTTACCCCATCCCTCATACATAATACCACTTTTTAAAGTGGCATCTAAAGGGTTGGAGTAATAACCACCAACACCCCAATGCAATTCTAAAGAATTTGTAATAAGAAACATTGGAACAAAAGTAGTTCCTTGTCCCACTTTTTCTATAGGATGAGTATCAGGGCTGTGATACACCTCAATTTCAAATTGAGATTTTCCCCAATAATAATAATGCAATGCAGTCATGCATCCCGCATTACCTGACCCAATGACAGCAATTTTTTTCATATAAAAATTTTACCATTAAAAAAAGGGACCGTCAAGGTAGCGGTCCCTTTTCCCATCTCGAACTCATGATTATTTAGAGGTAATCTTTTCGGGAATGATGTTCGGGAACTATTTTTCCCAATTCAACCACAAGGAGTCCGTCGTCAAAGCTGACGGATCGTACCTCTGTATCGTCGGCGAGCGTCCATTGTCGGGCAAAGGAACGTTGGGCCAATCCTTTGTGGACAAATTCTCCATCATTTTTTGATTCTTCTTTTTTGCCTTCCACAGATAATTTTCCAAACTCCGTATAGACGGATACTTCATTTTTCTTAAATCCCGCAAGGGCGATTTCGAGTCGTGATTCAACATTGTTTATCTGTACTAAATTGTAAGGTGGATAAGTTTGTTGTTGAGTAACATTAAAAAACTGATCCAAATAACTGTCCAGCCCAATACTATTCTTCGTGATACGATCCATTAATTCTGGAAGATCTGCAGCACGATATCTTGCTAGGTTTCCCATGATTGTAGCTCCTTTACTAAGCGAGTTTGTGATTTGTGGACCCCTAAGGCATCCATAACATATTTATAGCACAAACTGCAAAAAAGAGCAGTGAGGTTTACCGAATTAAATCCAAATTCAAATAAGGACCACTAATCTTAAGATTAAAAGAAATAGCTGTTTTTCTTTCTTTCCCATTAGGCAATGCCCGATGGATAAGATGTGCTGGAAAAATTACAACATCACCCTCCCGAACCTCTATTTTTTGTTTTTTAAAACTGTAAGGAGAGCACATTTGAGTTCTTCCACAATTTTTAGAAAATTCTAAGTAATAAATTCCAGCATATTGAAGACCATGATAATGCCATCCATATGTATCTCCTTCACTATATTGATGATACCACATATCTATTAAGGAATATCCAGTATATCCCATACTAGAAAACATCTCTTGTAATGAAATATTCAGATTTGGAATTAATTTCTTTACCCAAGATCGATTTAGATCCTTACAAAGTTTATAATCACATTTAGAAACACTATCATTATAATATCCGCTTCTATCAATATTTTCTATATGAGAATCATTCTTTATATAATCTAAAAGAGAATCTTTTATTCTGTCATGATCAATCAATTGTGTTTTACATACACAATCATCAAATCTGATCTTTTTCATTCAGATTCCAAGAGCTATTCTAAAACAATAACATACAATAGTATAACTGTAAATGCCAGTAAAAATATTAATCGGCATCTTGAGTTTTACCCTTCTTACCAATATTATACTTCTGCTCTAAAACCCAATCATTTTTATCTTTATAAGCAAGTACTTTAATTTGATTAAGAGGAGCAATATCTGAAACATCATCAGATTTTACTATAGAAATAAGTCCCCAATCAGCCAAGAGCCTAGCAATACGATTCCGACGCTGAACATCATTAAGAGTAAGGTTAGCGTGTTTACCATCAAGAGCAAATAGTTCTTTAAAATGAACTATGTAATATCTACCTTGCTTATGTAGGATATGACATGACTGATATAACTTCTTTTCTTTGCGAGAAGCTACACCAATCCGAGTTAAAGTTTCTCTGACTTTAAGAAAGTCATCAGGTTCATTAAGAGTAACCTCAACCATTTGGTCTTGCGACCAACTAACTTCCGGCTCTACCGTAGTAGTCATTTCGATCCTCCAGTTTCAAGTCGTTGTTTAATAAATTCCAGTTGTTGTTTTGATAAGATTTTCAGTGCTTGAGATGCTTTCTCGTTACTATAACCATAGTATTGTTTAACACTTTGGAGATCCGTGACTTTTTCCTTTCGGAGCCAGGGAGAGAATCTCTTCTTTTTCCTAAGTGTATTTAGATAAAAAGAATATTGCATATCCTTATCAAGGTTAGCATATCTATTCATCTCATTAGCAAACATAATACAATCAAGATGTCCTGATAAACAACGATTAATAATATATGGAGGATATTCTTTTATATCATAAGATAAATCTTCCTTAGTAAAATTAATAGAATTTAACCAATCCTTTAATTCAGTCATAATACATGATAAGGATCAATATCTTCACTTACTTCATCCACATCTCTACGTAAATTACTAAACCTTTCATCTTCTTCAGCCATTATTTGCTCTCCTTTAGTGGTGTAATGAATAACAATAGGATTAAAGAACTCCTCATGCTTCTGCTCAACATACCCCTGAGTAACATCCTGAGCACCAAAGAGACCTGCATAAGCACCTATCCGACTCAATACAATCCATAAGGCATATTCATCAAGTATACGAGGATTAGGAACTGGATAAGGAAGTTTACCATCCCTCAACTTAAACATCAACTCAACCATTTCACCTAAACGATCTATAATATCCAAATGAAGACCATTATTAAATAACATCACTCCTGTACAATATTTGTAAATCTGCTCTTTACCTCCTGCTTCTTTTATACATTGATCGACATAATCAAGTGCCTCTCTTATATTTTTTCCTCCTCCTATATTAGGATCATGTCGGAATCCAAATTCCTCTCTACCAAAAACCCTTGCATAATTATAATGATCAAATAGATATTCTACATCTCCATAAAATACAGTATCAGAATCTAGATATAAAATATTTGCATCATCAAACTCTCCATCTTTCTTATCGAAGAACTTAAGATTAAACCATTTATAAAGAAATAACAACCCATGATTATATGCTTTCTCAAATGGTAAGACATTTACATCATAGTGAAAACGGAAATAAGGGGGAATAAGAGCAGGGTCATCACAAAAAAGATAAACAGGTATTTCATTATTAAACTCCCGTAATGAACGAATACTATGTTCCAGACGTTTTAATTCATGAGTATTGATATGCTCATGCCTATTCTTCTTATATGAATAAAAAACTATATTCATGCTAATGCTAACTCCAATGGAGTTTCTGGAACTATTGAATAGTTAGTCACCAATAATTCTGTCTTTATGTTCTCATCAGTACCTTTATCTCCACGATGAGCCATAGAATATCTCAGCTTCCATTCCTTCAGATTATAGTTTTTATATAATTCCACTAAACGATCATTTAAATTATAAGTAATCATAAATTTATGAATACAATTATACACATCATTAGCAAATCTTTCATGATCAAATGATTTGTGCATCTCCCTATTTTTCCCATAAAGAAAATCTTTTATATCATAAGGAGGATCTAAAAATAAAAAAGTATCACTAGGTCCATGAGCTCTCATCACCTCAGAATAATCAATATTAGTTATCTTCCAATTTTTAATTAACTCAGAAAACTGTGCAAGTTTATCTGCACCTACAAGAGAGAAATTGGAATTAGATGCTGTTTGTGAAAAAGTGCTATTCTCTGTTAAACCAGAATAACTACACTTATTCATTATGAAAAATGCTACTGCCTTTTCAAAGTCATCATAGGTATCAATCTCTTCCTTATACTTATTGAATAGTTCTTTAGCCTGTGCAGTTACTTTATCCTTATCACCTGCGTCTAACGTCCTCTGCTTCTCTTCTCGCACCCTCTCAGAGAGTTCTTCACCCCTATCCCTTAACTGTATCCAAAAATTATAAAGAGGAACATATAAATCATTAATCCAAACAGGAACATCTGGATTTGACTTTGTAAAATCAATTGCAATCGATCCACCTCCAATAAAAGGTTCTCTATACTCAGACACCACCTCAGGAAACCAAGGAGTAAGAGTCTTAATAGCTTTAGATTTTCCTCCAGGATATCTAAGAGGAGTTTTCAATGCCTTCATTACCAATCAGGATAATAGGATATATTAGAGATATAATCGTATATTAAACTCCATCCAAACTCATAATTATCTCCATTCTCATCTTGAAGATAAAAAGGAATATCGGGATATAACATCTTTGCTCTATAATAATGAGCAACTACATTACAATCATCATCAATGTGACGTTCCTTTTCTAATTCTTCTTCAGTCATCTTTGGGAAAGGGTGTTTGTTTGGCAAGTTCAATATTCCTCTGTTCTAAATTCCTATTGAAATTCCAATGATCCAATTTTATAGAAGTATAATATATTCCACAAAAGAATTTTTGAACAAAGTACTCAAGAAATAACAAGGGAATAATTATTAAATCAAATCCTGTCATATTCGTTGAGGAGGATCAGTAGGACGCATCAATCCATCTTCCCAAAGATCAGGAATCACCATACGATGACGACGAGGAATACCAATATCCATCTGTATAGGAGCCTCCAATACCCTATCCAGACTTTCTGCCATTCGACGAAATCCACTTCCCACTAAAACTTGTCCAGCACATACTGCTACGGTACAAGTTCCCCAAAAGATATAATACCATCTAGATTTAATTTGATGCCTTTGCTTTGCTTTCTTTTCTTTACTAGTCATAAATTTACTCATGGTCTTTCAGGATGTTGAAGTTGCTCAGTCAGTCGTGCACCAACAGGACCATCATCTGACCAAACAGATAGGGTATGTATGTTGATGGAATCATGTTCCATTATTTTAACATCAACCTTACCATCCTTGCAAGACACTATGACAGTTCCATTACCTACCCATTCTTCAGGTTCATTATAAAACTTATAAACTGGATATGGATCACGAGATTGAGCACCAGCTACAACCCTATAAAACTCTTTGTTTTCTTGCTTTTTCATTTTTTAATTGCCTTTCAAATTCAAATTTTAATGTAGTTAATGGTCGAATAAGAAAAGATTCCCATTCATTATCCTTGATTAAATCTTCAAGGTGTGCAATATGCTCTAATGCAAATACTAATTTGGTTTCATCATTCATTCTTGGCATTTTTTATACAATATTCTATCACAATTTTCTTAGAAGTTCTACCACTGTGATCAGATGTAATATACTCATTCCATTCACCTTTAAGCAGTTCTGCCATTAAATTCTTATCCAACCCACACAATTGCTCACAATTTACTACTGATCGATAAACAGAATCCAAACCAGCAGGATACTTCTTAATTTTAAATCCATGCTTATCTAATTCATTACCATCCTCATCATACTGTTTATCTTTGATGTCTGATTGAAATTCACTCATAATTTTAATTTAGAATTTAACATATCTTCCAAAGTAAATAAAGACTTTAATTCAAGTCCTGCTTCTTTCATTGCATCAGCACCACCTTCCTGCCTATCTACGATGGCAACAACACGATCTACTACATAACCAGCATCACGCAGTTTTTCTGCTGCTTTAATAGCAGATCCACCTGTTGTAACTACATCTTCCAATACAGTAACTTTAGTCCCTTCTGGAAGGGTAGGACCTTCAATCCATGCACCTGTACCATGTCCTTTAGGTTCCTTACGTACAATTAATGCATCAATAAGAGTCTTATCCAAAGCAGAAACTACAGCAACACCACTTACCAAAGGATCAGCACCTAAAGTAAGACCTCCTACTGCTTGAGTATCAATATATTCTAAAAAACACAAACTAACAAGGGTAAGACCTCTTCCAGTTAATGTTACTGGTTTACAATTTATATAATGCTCACTGGTTTTACCAGAAGAAAGTTTAAATTCTCCTTTCTTATAGGCATCTCTTTTTAATAAGTAAATAAGTTCTTCTTTCATATAAAAGTAGCTATAATAACATCTCTTTTTTCAAAATCATGAGAAGCAATGGTAGTCTCTACATAATGTTCTCCAGTAAATAATATAACATCATCTTCCTTTGATATATATTCGTCATCTTCCACAATAGTTTTAGAATTGTTATTAAGATAAATTAAACAATTAGAATGAGGAAAAGAATGATCTGTATGAGGAACAGACTTCATTATCTTATCATTAAGAACAATTGAATTAACATTCATTCTCAAAAAACAATTCCATCCTATATTATTATAATCAAAAATTTGTTGAAAAACATCAATTGCCAATTCAGTATGTCTAGATCTTGGAATCGGATATTTAAATCTTTGATTATCCGGCCTACTTAAAAAGGTATGACCATAATAAGGTATATGAACAAACTCATCTTTAGATTCTAAGTACCGTGTACCAGTCTTACTATAATACCAACTAAACTCACCACTATAAATTATTTCTTTTAATTTTAAGTACTCAGGAGTGAGTGGATTTTTAATAACTTTAATCACCCAAAAATCCTTCTAGAGTCCCTGGTTTCTCCAAAAAGAAATCAGAAAAAGATTCAAAAATAATTGGATGATAATGTTGTTGTACCAACAATTCATTAAAAGAAAAATCTGCAGGTCTTCGTTTAGTTGCATTGGTATCTAAACTTGGATTTTTTCCATGTATAAAAGATCCATCTTTTCTTAAAGGAATCAACTCTACAGGAGTCTCCCAAATTAATTGACGATAAGGTGTTAAAAGAACATGATAAAAATAGTCAACTTCCTCCGGTCTTCTCTGTCTTCTTCCATTCTTTAAATGAGGAGCAGAACCACCACCTTGAAAATTAAAATTATATCTATTACGATATACTACTTTACCACGTTGCTGCATTCCATAATCAATTTTTTTCTGAAATACTACTTTTTTAACCTGAGCTCGTTTCCAAATATAAGGTTCTCTTTCAATTAAAAAATCTACACCATCATCAACATCTGGTTCTGCTACATTTATATTCTGTGCGAGAAAATAAGCCCTCACAATATTTTCACAAGCAGTTCCTCCATACTTTGTAGAAGAATCCTCTCTTGAAAGAGGTTTAGTTTCCTCTTCCAATAACGGAGGCATACAAGGAATTAATCTCTCTGTCATTTGAATTCACACTCAACCATAAGTTCTGTTAAACAAGCTAGCATATTTATTTCTTGATCCGCAACGAACGCCGACTGGTACTGATACTTAGCAATAGTGAGAACAGCAGCAGGAATGGTGCTAGGTACAAGGGAAGTGTAAAGAGCATCGTAAACACGACGCAACAATACAGAAGGATCATTGTCCAGATTATCGACACACCATTTACGTACTTCCGTAAAGTTCTTTTCCTTGAGATTTTTAATGAGATCATGAGTGTTTACATCACTAAAAGTTGCAAGAATTCCAGCATCTATCTTACCTCCCACCGAGTATCTTTGACACTCATTGAGTATGCGACGCCAATCGGGGAAGTGTTTGTTGATGAGTTCGATGAGAACTTTCTTATCACTTTCGCACCGTTCGGTGTCCAAGATAAAGTTAAGTCTTCTGAAGAAGTCTGCTTGGAGTTGAGGCTTTTCTTTTCCTTTGATTCCAAATTCAATAACGGCGCATCTGCTATGGAGGGGTTCAATGATTTTGTTCTTGTAATTGCAGGTAAAAATGAATCTACAGTTTCCGGAGAACTCCTCAATACTCGCTCTAAGAAGGAGTTGTACGTCGGGAGTGGTATTGTCTG